TTATCATTGCTTCTTCTAGCGGATATGTTATTGTCTACTATCTGTATTGCTTCTGAATATAATGAATTGGTTCTTACTGACTCTGCGGTCACTGTGCCATTGACATTTAGGCTGTCTCCGACATGGATGGAAGAGGAATCTTCCGAACTCAAACTGTTTGTAACCACGGCAGTGGATTTCACCGAACCCGCGACCTGCAGGCCATTGTTGATCTCTATGATGGACGAATCATCACTCCGTATCACATTGGTCACCACAGTGGGCGCAGACAGTGTGCTGGCGAAATTGGCAGGTCCTGTCACTACCAATGATTCATTGACGGTGATGCTGGTGCTGTCATCTGAGCTGATCACGTTGTCAGTGATTCGAATATTTTTTAACAACACTGAGCCAGTGCCATTGGGCTGCAGGCTGATGTTGCCGTTGGTTAGACCTGTGGTTATGATGAAATTTTGTAGGTCTAGATTGCCTCCCAGTTGAGGAGTGATGTCCTCTACTAGATCATTGGCTTCCGCAGTGGTACCATACAACTCCGAGAAGTTGGTATTGATCTTCTGCATTGCGGTACGTAAATCATCACCTGTACCGTCGTTTGCATTTGCTCCTACATTGATTACTTGTTTTACCATTTTATATCGCCTGTAATATTAATTTTTTCCATATAATTGTTGAGCCATCATAATTGGCCACACATACATATAAATTGGTTGCATCATATGCCAGCTGTCCTGCAACATCTCCAGATATGCCCACAGCAGCAGGGGTTTTTGCAGTAGTTCTTGCAAATAATTCTTCGAAATTGGTATTAACTTTAGTAAACGCTGCTCTCAGACTGTCGCCTGTGGCTGCGTTTCCTGCTGTTCCTGTATCAATTGTGAGTCTGCTCATATAATGATCTCCATGTATTTATTAAATATTCTAGAGGATATCATGTTCATAGAAACACTGAAAACACTCCGACTGTATGAACGCCAAAGTAAACTGGGCGTTTATCACACCTTCAAACGCAAGAACCTACTGTATGTTTTTCGCTGTGATTGCTGTGGTGTCACTTTTTTGAGACCCAGGAGCAAAGTGGATCCGGAACGTGCTACCAATGATTATAAACATGTGTGCAGCTTCTGTGATTCTAAAAGATTTGCTCAAAAAGTGAGTGTAAAAATGCGTCGGATCTACAAGACCGATGCCAGCAGCGATAGACCCATAGGCAGCAGTTAGGTCCTCACAATATTGTTTCTTCTAAATATCATCCAACGTATGGTATCTGTTTTTTCTATATATTTCTTTAGATCCGCATAGTTACCAGCTCTGACATTGTTGGGTGCAAAACAAAAATACTTTATCAGCATGGGATTGTATAGGATGTATTCTATCCTATTGATGAAATAAAAATTGGTTTGGGGGAATCTCCTAAAAATTTGAGTGAGTTGATAGAGCCACTCGTATTTGAGATAGGCTTTCATGCTGTCTCTGTCTGGATAATTTTGACTGTTTTTATACACATTGTTTTGCCATCTGCTCATGTCTTTGTTTTCCAATTCCCACTGCCGAGCTCCCAATATGTCAAATCCAATAATAAGAATATTTTTATATCCCGCTTCGGCCGCATGCAGCACAGCAGAACACCCGCTGCCCTTGTTCTTGCTGAAATCTCTGCGTTTTAATTGTTTTGATTTGTATTTTTTCTCTTTTGAACCAGTCCAGTATCTATAACTGTCTGCACCTGTGGGTCTGGTGGTTTCGTTGTCCTTGGGTAAAATGTAATCCCATGCACTGATGGTGTTGTAATCTATTATTTCAGTTTTTTGTGTTATTAATTTTTGCTGTTTGGCTTCGTGCAGTTCCTGTGACATCTCTGGACTCACTGCCACTATGGTATCGCAAAGATCTGGATGATCTCTATATACAGCGTTGCAACCATATACATGTCCTTGTCCTTGTAATTTTTTTAAGGGAAATATTAAACGACTCTCACCATTGCCTATTACGAATGCTGTGTCCATTCATTAAACACTGAAACTCTCACCACAACCACAACCGCCTGTCGCATTGGGATTGGTGATCTCAAACTGTGATCCAAACACTTCTTCGCGCCAATCAATTCTCGTGCCCGCCACATACATCATGCTGATTGCGTCCACTACAAATCTTCCACCTTCCCAAGATTCCACAATATCATTCTTTTGTATCTGCTCTACAGAATCAAGAAAACCCCAGTCATATTTAAAACCTGCACAACCACCACCTCGCACTGATAGACTGACTGCATGTTTGCCGGGATTTTTTACCAACAGATTGTTCATCTGTTGCTTGGCTGCTTCAGTTAATTCAAACCATTCCATACTGTTAATTATCCTATCTCTTTAATGTTTCTTTTAAAATATTAAAATATTCTATAGTGCCATTTAATGGCACAGCAAACAATAATATTTTTTCATCTCTTTTCACATAGTATGTTGATCCAAAATTTCCCATGATTTCATATCCGCACTCGGCAAAAATCTTCTCTGCTCTATCTCGAGTTATATCAATATTTTGCAAAATATTTTCTTTTTCTAAGATGTCCATATATTTCAATGTGCTGAGAATACCAGCAGAATTAAAGCTATTAGTGAATCCATGATCCCATAAAAAATCTCTGGGCAGCACATCACTGACTTTTTGATCATACAATGTTATGGACAGCGGAAAGTATCCCCCCGAAACTGCTTTGCCCATTGTGAAGATGTTGGGTTTCACAATATTGTTATCCCAACCAAAAAATTCTCCGGATTTGCCTCCTCCACAAAATATGTCATCCAGTATTATCAGCACATCATATTGTATGGCAATTTGCTGCAGATCACGCCAAAAATTTGTTGGTTCCGGTTTAAAAAAATTTGCCCAAGAAGCAGTTTCAACCATCACGCACATCACGTCATGCCATTTGTATTCTAACAAATTTGTTTCCTTGTCGATGATCACGGTGTTGTGATACTTTTCCAAATTGTAGAACGGATCCACATTCAATGCCGCACCCATGTTGTGATTTAAAAATGTGCTGCCATGGTAGCTGTTATGGAATGATATGACTTTTTTCTTGTGATGGTTGCCTTTGATCTTATGATATGCCGCCGCCAGTTTTACGGCGCCTTCATTGGCGTCACTTCCGGACAGAGCGAAGAAACTTCTATAGCTGCCTGGCATTGCATGTAACCTGTCCGCCAACTCAAATGCTATGTCATGCAAATGATGATCGTTGTTAAGATCAAACATTTTTTCTGCATTTTCATATACCCGAGTTTTTAGTCGCTCGCACACATAATCGATTATGTCATACCTTTTAAATCCCAGAAGGAAACTGCCCGATCCTAATAGATTGTCAATTTGTTTTTCACCATTTATAATATTTCCGTATTCCCACTTGGCCTGTGTCAATTCTATCGGCCTTTGTTTTCCTGGTATCAATCCATTAAACCACATTTATGTCTCCGTCATGAAAGCCTAATTCTTGCATGGCCCACTCTTGTGGATCCATCTTGAATATATTTTTTTTGTGCCATTCATAATTTGGCTCACATAGATTGGATATCATTTTGTGTTTCTTTTCAAAATAGTTAAAATGCTCCAAGCTCAATTGAATGGTAGCGACATCCAGATTCCTTTTGGGTACTTCAAGTCCCCAAGATATTGCCAGCTGCATCCACATGTAGTCGGGAAACAACGTGTAGCCGCTGATGGATGACTTCATTGTGTTAAACTTGTGATTTATTTTTTCAAAAACTAGCTCCTTGTGTTTGAGGTCTCTACCCAGCGCTGACATGTCTTTCCAAAACTCCGTATCTTGCCTCTGGCTCAGCGTGTAGTGTACCAATATGAAGTCAGCTATGTCATCGATGGTATAGGTCATCCTCGCATTATAGGAAGAGAAGTTTAATCGATCTCCCTCCATTGCAGCGTGTAATCTTCTTATGCTGTTAGTGATAATATACAAAGAGTTTGCCTCGAGAGGTTCTATGAACCCGCAACTGAGTCCTATCGCCGCCACGTTGCCGTTGGCAAATTTCTCCAGCCTCGCCGGCCTCCACTTGATCAACCTTGGTTCTCTTTTTCTGTCCTTTACCACTTTTTCCAAGTGCTGTTTGGCAGCATCATCTGACAGATGTGTAGAGCTGTAACAATATCCATTGCCCATCCTGTGATAAAGTCCTATCTTGAATCTCCATCCATAAGGTTCAGCAATGCTTTGTGTGTAGTTTACCATCTCATTGGCCTGGTCAACATAGTTGTTCTGACAAACATAAGCGCTGTCTATGGCGTGGTAGTCATAGGGACGATCTTTCCATCCCAGTTTTGACACCAAGGCCTTGTGAAATCCGGAGCAATCTATAAACACATGGCCAGTTATTACCCGTCCACTGGAAAGAGTTATGCTGGAAATGATATCATTGAAACTCTTTACTTCTGTCACTGTGTCTATTATGTGTGTGACCCCGGCAGGCTTTGCTATCTCGTCTCTTATGTAATTGCTGGCCATCTCGGCATTGATGTGATGACTGTAACTGAAAGGTTGGTTGAGAAGATGCTCGTCTTTGTAAAAAGGCGCAACATTTTTTTCCATGTAATGAAACTGTGGATTGAAGTACTGATCAAATCTCTTGTTGAATATAGAATCGCTGCAGTGTTGAGCCAAATAATCTATGCTCCTAGCATTGCTCACATCGTCGGAAAAATCCATGTAAGATCGATTGGCAGTAATATCTTTGTAAAAATTATTTCCTGGCACAGTGTAATTGAAACTAAAATATTCATACTCACCCTTGTTGTGCCTCCAATTTACAAATTTGTTTGCATACTTGTATACGGCTCCGGTCTTCTTCATCCAGTCGTGGTCTTTGATTCCCAGCTCGTTAAAGAAATGAGCCACGTGAGGAGTGACACTTTCCCCGACACCGATGATGGGTATTTTATCTGATTCTATCAATGTGATGTTCTCCCCTCCTCTGTGCTTGGCGAAATAGGCCGCCGCCATCCATCCCGCAGTGCCTCCACCCACAATGACTATCTTAAGCATTGACTTCATGTGATATCCCCATCGTTCTTCTCGCTGTAGGTATAAGCTTCGGGAACCCTATCAAGCACAGGCAATTTCTTATTGACATAAGCATCGCGTGTGATGACCTGATGAACGAAATTGGTCATGTAGTCCTGTCGATTGAATCGGGCCCATGGAGAATGTTTCAATTGCTGCATGTCTATGTTGGTAGCATCAGGCCATTGTATGATCCTCAACAGATGACCGTTCATGTGGGCCATCATATGGTACATGTTGTCATCTCCCATTTCATGTGCGCTGATTAGTTCGTGTCCCATGGACTTTGCTATCTTTTCTACCTCTTTGTAATTCTTGCTAATGTATGCCGTGGGCTCGCTGGGCACCCTGCCTATATTGCTGCCCAATCTAATTCTGAACTGGAATTTCTTGCCGCTGTTGTAGTAGGGAAATGTATTGATCTCTTCCAGCACATCTCGTAAATGTTCGTAGCTCTCCACGGTGTATCCGATATAATGGAAAAGCAAATTCATGTCTATGCAATTTTTGATGCCCTGCAGTTGTTTCTCATGTGTGTCTTTGCCCTGGTAACTCCAGTGATTTAATCCAATCAGCACTGCCTGGGTATTGTGCTCTTGCAATTTTTCAACAAATTTTCTCTCTTGCAATCTAACTCCATTGGTCAGTATGACTGCCTTGCGGCCAGAATCTCTGATGTTGTCAATGATGTCAAACATATCTCTTCTCACAGTGGCCTCCGCTCCGGCAAGTATGATATGATCTATTGCTGGTGGAGCAGTGCTGATGTGATTGTAAATGTATTGGAGATCGATATCTTTTTCTTTGTTGTCAGGTATGTGATAGCAGTGCGGACAGGCCAACTGACAGCGATTGGTTACCTCTATCATCAGTATCTTGTTGTAAATCTTATTTGTGCGTTGCTCTAACTTTTCACAAAATTCAGCGTCTGGATCCTGCACTATCTTGAAATCACCGTGCTCGGGGCAAGACTTGTTGATGTAGCGAACGTTGTTCTCCACAGTGATCTGTGAAGGCACGTGCCTGTAACAGATATGGCAAAGCGAGTGTGATTCATACAATGTTCTCATCGGCTGTCCGCGTATTTCTTGATAGTATTAATTAGTAGGCCTAATCCGTTCTGTCTCTGCACACTGAGCAGTTCCGCCATGCCCAGGGGAGCGAAGTCCTCCCGCCTGATCTTCTTAAGGTTGCCGTAGCGCTGGCCGTTGAGGATGTCCAGCACCATGTAGGCAGTGCCCTTGGTTATGAATGCGTCCGCATCAGCTGACAATAACATGTTATCCTTTTCAAACTTGGGCACCAGCCATAGGTTGCTGGCACAGCCATGTATTTTGAAACTGTCTATTTTAAAGTTGTCAGCCAAAGGCGGCAATTTTCTGCCTAGTTCTATGATGTATTCTAATCTGTCGGTTCCGGACAGAGGTTTTAGATTGTTAGCCCACTGAGTAATTTTATCTTTTATTTTCATAACCCTCCTTGCGCTGCCACCAGAACCAGAACCTCAGTGCGTCCCGTTTAAATTGGAAGCTCATGTAGGCCCTGTTCTTTCCGTAGGCACGCTCATCGTAAGTGTCATAGGCATGATTGTGCCAGTCTGGGTGTGTCCAAAACCACCAACCCCACGAGCCCACGCTGTGCCTCTTGCACCATTCTATGAGATCACCGTCTACCCCATAGGAATTGAGATCTATGTTGTGTCGGAACCGCTGTAGATATCCAGACTTTTTACGTCTTTTTTTCTTTACCATGATGTTGCATGCTCCAAGGTCCATAATTTTGTATTGCATTTTTCTCGACACTCATTGGGACAACTGTCGTCTTTCATAGAGTCAAACAGTTTTGACCAATTGGGATCATCTAGTATCTGTGCCATAGTTTTGTTCTTTTGATCCACATAATCAAAAATATTATCATTGTGCTGATATCTCAATCCTGTCCAACAGCAGGGATAAAATACACCTTGTGAATTAATATACAATCCTTTGTTGCCCACAGAACACAATGGTTGTATGTCTCCCAGAGGTTTGGAATTTTTATATCTATCACTGAAAGTGTCAATACATCTATCATTCCACTGTCTGTGGGATATGTTTTCTATTTTCCTAGAGAATCTTCCCCGTGCCACAAATTTATTGCTGGGTTCTAAGGGATCATCCTTGGGATAGGCGGAATAATTGCTGCCAAATTTGGTGCTGTATGTCAATTGAAAATAATCAAACTTCAAATCATGAGCCAACTGTCGCATATGATCTATTTTATCTTCATTGAAACGAAATGCTATGGCAGCCCAAGTTAAGAATACAGAGTGTTCTTCCCGATCAATACTGCTAATACCTTTCATGATGCTGTCCCAATCACAATTGACTCTGTAGATTTCATTGCTGTTTTGATCCCAACCATCGATAGAAAAATGTATATGATCACTAGTGGTGAGCAGATTGGATAGCCTCCTCCACCAATTGGGAGTTTTATATGAACCATTGGTCACTATCACTATCTGCACAGATGGAAACAACACTTTTATAAATTCCACGATCTCTATAAACTCTCTTGCATATACAGGATCCCCATCATCGCCGCAGAATGTTATCTTTTTCACATGAGGTAATATGTCAGCAAAATTATTCTTAAACCAATCTAGACTGAGATCTGTGTTGATCAATCCATCAGGCACTTCTTGTCTGGTGCATCTGGGACATCGCAATGAGCATTTGGAAGATATTTCTATATGCCAATGTTCCAATGGCCAATTATGGGAATTCGTAAACATTCCTTAATTATAAAGGATTAACTGTTGGTATTCAACCTGTCGTTGATCACGGACCAATTGATAATACGCATTACCGCGGTAATATACCGTTTCTTGGCATCCTTGGCGGGCATGTAATCCATGAAAGAATGCTCCCACATGTCTATGGGCATCAATATATTACTCTTGTAGGATTGATTGGGAGTGGTATTGATCTCTCCTGATTTGCTCAGATACACCCATCCTGATCCCTGTATGCTCATGCTCTTGATGATCAAGGCATCTAATAACTCTGCAAATGACTTGTGTTTCTGTTCTATCATGTCTTTTATTGCTCCTGTAGGCTTATTGGCTCCCTTGGGTGCCTGCAACTGCTGCCACCAGATATTGTGCAACATGGCACCACCGTAATTGAAGTCGGGATCGCCCTCGCCTGTATTATATCGGGTCACGTAGCCATTGCTTAATACATTGTAATGATATTCCACATTGTCTTTGCTCAATACTGGAGCGAGGTCAGATGTACCATAAGGCAGTCGCTCCAAAATCAATTTGCTGGGACGTTTTTTTGTTTCTACTATATCTATGTATTGCCGCATGATTGACATATCAATATTTATCACTATCCCAGCGATTGTTCATGGAGCTGTTGGGCGGCCATGTTTTTGCCCTTGGCCTCGGTCTGTATGTCGAAACAGTCATGGAAGCTCAACGCCCATGCATTGCTCTTGTGATTGGGGAATAGGTCGCTGTGTGCTCTGAGTTTTTGTTTCTTACAACCTAACAACACTAGATCCTTGATGTCGTGCAATTGGCTGTGCATCAGTTCAGGACGATCCTTGAAAGCGGGCAACAGAGCTTCATCACGGAAATAAGAATAATGCAGAGTGGGCCTCATTCCACGCCAACTATCAATCACTCTCTTGACTCGATCATCGTTGGGTTGTATGTGTTCTTCATCACGTATGAGATGATGATGTATGTCCAACACCAATGCCACGTGTTTTTCTAATTGCAGTGTGGCATCCAAACCCCAACCCATTTCATCGTTCTCTATGGTGATGAGATTGCGTGCTTCGGGTGACAGTCTAGGTAGAGCTTTAACAATGCCTTCCGGACCTTGACGACCGGATATGTGTACGTTTATCTTGCAGCCATCATGCCATGTCTTGCCATAGCCCATCCATCTGGCCATTGCCACATGGTATTCAAATTCCAAAATGCTGCGTTCCACTATGTCCTGGGTTTCCGAGGCCAGCACGCAGAACTGTCCGGGATGGAAACTGATCTTGACATCATTTTTTCTAGCGGCTTCACCCACGGGCGCAAATATCTTGGCCAGGTGATCCTGTATCTCTCTCCTCTGCCACCAGTCTATCCAATTCTTTTCTGTGTAGCCCTGCAGCATCTCTGATCCCAGGCGCACCATCCTGCGCTCGGGTGGCAGTTGTCCCACTCGCTCGATCATCCTAGTCGCGGCAGCGGCATTGTGGTTCATGATGTCCCACTGCCTTTGTTCAGCCTCTTCCGGATGTTCTCGCAGCCAGCGCATGGTGGTGCTGCGACCGTTCAATTCCCTGTCCTTGGCATTGACCTTCATGCCTCCAAATTCAGATCTGTCGTTGAGCCACTTGCAGCAGAAACCTATTCGCTTTACCATTTGTTAATTGTAGCACATTATCGCCAATTGTCAATAACGAAAGGGTCACCACATGTGGATGGTTTGGGTTCTCCATGGAAAACTGCCACTCGGTTTTCTTCAGCGATAGTAGGCGGATGTTCAAACACTTTTTTATTACCTTTAATGATCTTGGTATCTTTTCGTCCCATCATCTCCCATTTGTAACTACGTATCCATTCATCGGGCCAATGTCTTATGTCTGCCTCTGCCCTTTTGGTGATGTAATCTTGATCTCCATGATTCGATCCTATTATCTTAGCAGTGTTCACAGAGAATTCTGT